AGATTCTATACTAAGAATTTTAGAAATAAATTCTAACTTAAATAATGCTCTTTCTAAATCGGAAGTTCCTAGAAATTCAATGTGGATTCCTAAAAAGTTTGAATTTGATAACATGTTCTCTTATGGAAAAGGTAATCAAATAGATTTTTCAAATATGGAAGGAACATATGGTATTTTTGCTCCAAATGCTAGTGGAAAATCTACTTTATTGGATTCTATTACTTATTGTATTTTTGATAAATGTTCTAAAACATCAAAAGCTGCTCAAGTAATGAACAATCAATCTCATAATTTTCATTGCAAATTAGTTTTTGAATTACATGGTAAAGAATATACAATTGAAAGAAAAGGAATTAAACAAAAACAAGGTAATGTTAAAGTTAATGTGGATTTTTCTTGTAAAGATGGAGAAGAAATTACTTCTTTAAATGGAAAAGATCGTAGTGATACTAATGCTAATATTAGATCAATCATGGGTAACTATGAAGATTTTATATTAACTGCGTTGTCTGTTCAAAATAATAATACTGGATTTATTGATATGTCTCAAAGTGATCGTAAAGATTTATTATCACAATTTCTAGACATCAATATCTATGAAGAATTATATCAATTAGCTAATAATGAATCAAGAGATCTTTCTGTGTTACTTAAACAACATCAAAAAGAAGATTATCATGATTTATTGAAGAAAGCTAATTATGATATGGAAACTTTTGAAATTCAAATAGAAGAAAAGACAGAAGATAAGAATAATTTAGTATTTAAAATTCAACAAAAAGACAAAGAAATTCTTGAAAAAACAAAAGAATTAATTAAATTGAATTCAAAAATTCAAAATATAGATAATCTTAATAGAAATAAAAAGGGTGTAGAAGATGCTGTAACAAAATTACATCAAATGACTATCGATAGACAGAAAAAATTAGAAGAAATAGAATCTACTTTAAAAGAAAAAATTGAAAGTTTATCGAAATTGAATCATAAAGAAGTAAATCAAGGCGTAGAAGATTGGAAAACGAATAGAGAATTATTAACTAAAAAGAATTTAGAGCTAACAAAAGCTTCTACTAATTTATGGAATAGTCAAAAAAAGATGGAAAAACTTGCAGAATTAAAGTACGATGAAAATTGTTCTTTCTGTATGAATAATATTTTTGTTAAAGACGCTATAGAAACTAAAAAAAATATCGTAAATGAAGAATTAGTAGTTAATTTATTAGAAAATGAGGCAAAAGAATTAAAATTTAAAGTTGATGAATTAAAAGAATGGCAAGGAATTTCTAATTTTTATGATGATTTAGAAGCTGAAATTGGTAAATTTGAATTAGAAAAATCTAAATTAGAATTAGAAATAAATAAGATCTATGATAAACTTAGACAGGGAAATATTCAGCTACAAACAGAAAAGGATCTTATAAAAGAATATTACGATCATTTAGAATCTATTCAAAAAAATGAAGAAGTAAATAAAACGATATCTTCTTTACAAACCGTAAAAAATGAGTATGAAGATTCTTTAACCTCAGTGAATAAGCAAATAACCAATCTCACTATTGAATATAAGCTAACTGAAAAAAATAGAGATTCTTATCAAAAATCCATAGATAATTTAAGAGATCTAGAACTAAAATTTAAAGATTACCAAATGTATTTAACCTCTACTCATAGAGATGGTATTCCGCACACCTTAATCGCAAGTATCATACCAAGTGTAGAAGAGGAAATTAATAACATTTTAAGTCAAATAGTTGATTTCCAAATTGTGTTACAAGCAGAAGACAAGTCCATTAACGCATATATAGCGTATTCTGAAGACAATTATTGGCCTTTAGAACTAACTTCTGGAATGGAAAAATTCATAGCTAGTTTGGCTATTAGAACTTCTTTAATTAATGTGTCATCGCTTCCAAAGCCTAATTTTTTAGCCATAGATGAAGGGTTTGGTGCGTTAGATTCTACTAATTTAAGCTCTATGATCATGCTATTTGACTACTTAAAGACACAATTTAAGTTTATAATGATCATATCCCATATTGATTCTATGCGAGATGTTGTAGATTCTCATATAGAGATCAATAAGATCAAAGGTAAATCTAAGATAGAACATATTTAGAGATATTTATTAAGAAACTTTAATGGAATTTAATGTGATAAAAACAGTTATAGCCGTATTTCCAGGAAGATTTCAACCATTTTCTAAGCATCATGCAGCGGCATTTAAATGGTTAGAGTCAAAATTTGGTTCAGCAGATACATTTATAGCAACCACAGATAAAGTAGATCCTCCAAAGAGTCCATTAAACTTTCAAGAAAAAAAAGCAATCATATCTAAATATGGATTTGGAAATCAAGTAGTTCAAGTAAAAAATCCCTATCAATCAGCAGAAATAACTTCTAAATATGATCCAAAAACTACTGCCGTAGTGTTTATGGTAGGAGAAAAGGATATGAAAGAAGATCCTAGATTCACCATTGGGGTAAATAAATCAGGAAAAGATTCATATTTTAGAAAATACGATGATGAAACTACTTTAAAACCATACACAGAACATGGATATTTGGTAGTGGCTCCTCATAAATCTTATGATATACCTGGAGTCGGAGAAATGAGTGGTACAAATATAAGAAAAGCTCTTTCTACTCCTACTACTACAGAACAATATAAAAAGAATTTTGAGGGAATATTTGGATGGTGGGATGAAAAATTAGGAAAATTAATGAAACAAAAATTTTCTAGTCAACCTTTAAAAGAAACTTTTATACTAAGTTCTATTTTTAAAAATCTATTAAAAGAACACGATTTAGAGGAGAAATTCGATTTAAAAGATAGAGTTTGGAAAGACTATGATCTAAGTTCTTTAGAAGATGAAGATATGAAAGTTATTTGGGATATGTACTCAAATACTTACGCAAAAAATGGATTGGATTTTTCAGCATCAGACTACAATGAATTAAGAAGTAAGTATAAAGCAGTTTCTATAGAAGACGTGGATAACGATGGTATACCTGATGCATTTATAATATACAAACCAACTGAGTTTGGAAATAAAATAGCTTTACTTGGAACTAATGATAAAAAAGAAGCAAAAAAAGATTTATTAAAACAAGTATTTAGGTTATTAAAAACCCCAGGATGGTTTTTAGAAGCTTCCATGAAAATGGAAGATATTCTCTCAAAATCCGATGTACCAGTAATTACAGATCCAAAAATAATAAATTCTATAGCCGGAAATAAAGGATTAGAAATGATGGATGATGGATATTATAAAAGAAAATTATCTAAAGTAGATAAAACTATCGTAAAAAGATTATACGGAAAACCAAAAGTTTCTAATTTAAATGAATCTTTGCTTAGATTGCTATTAAGAGAAGGAGGAGCTGGTGGTCATATGGCCCATCCATTCGATCTAGATAGAGTTAAAACCGGTAATGATTTATTATCAGTATTTGAACAAACTGCAAAATTCTTAACAAAAAATCCCGCACCAGTAAAAATAGACGGCGTAAATGCTTCAATAAGACTCGGTAATATAGATGGAAAAAGAGAATTCGTAATTGATAGAGGATCATCTAAAGAATTAGATGTAAAAGGAGTTACAAAAGCTGATCTTCCTGCAAGATTCGATATACCTGGACATGGAATGATTAAAGTTGGAGGTAATGTATTAGATATTTTTAATAAGTCTCTTCCATTAATAAAAGATGATTTAGCTAAATTAGGAATGATTAAAAATCCTAATATAATGCTTAATATAGAATATGTTGAAGGCAAGACAAATGTGCAAGATTATGGTAAAAACTTTTTAGCTATCCATGGACTATTAGAAATAGCTCAAAATCCAGGAAAAAAATCAAGATCAACTCATGAAATTCCATACTCTAAAGATGTTTTAGAGTCTATGATTACTAAAATGCAACCAGTAGCTAAAAAATACGGATTCGAAATACTATCTTCAATTCCTGCTAAATTAGAAAAAACTCCAAACTATGGATTAGCTCTTTCTAAAAATTATACTGTTAATATTGATGGAAAAAATAAGCAAACTAAATCTCTTAAACAGTGGTTAAGTGAAGCTAATAATACAAAAGGTCTTAAATTAAAATTAAAAGACGGTAAAACAGTAGACGCATTAAGTAAACAAGTATTTTTAGCTGTTAAAAAAGGAACACCTATAACTGATTTGATTGCGGATCCTAAAGACCAAAAAGTTGCTATAGATTCTTTTGTAATTTATGAAGCTACTATGGAATTGGGAGATTCATTACTAAAATCTATGAATTCTCCTTTAGGTCCGGTTGATAAACAAGAGGGCATAGTTGTAAGAGATAAAGCAATTGCGAACGAACCATTTAAAATAACTGGATCCTTTATAGTTAGAGGATTAGAAACATCATTTACAAGATAATGACTACTCAAGAAAGAATAAATTTAATAGAAGATTTTATAGATTTTGCATCTTATCATTTAAAGATAGAAAACCTTCCTAAAATAACTTTTATAGATGATAAAAGTTGGGTATTAGCTAGACACAGTTTTGGAGAATATACAGATGCTAAAAATTCAATAGTAATGTATATTGCAAATAGAAATTTAGCAGATTCTTTACGTACTTTAGGTCATGAATTAACACATCATAGACAAAATGAATTAGGATTATTATACGCTAAGTCAGGAGAAACTGGATCTGATGTAGAAGATGAAGCTAATATAGTGGCTGGAATATTAATGAGAGAATTTGGTAAGAAAAATGAACTAATATACGAAGGGGTTAAAAAAAATATCTTTGCTGAATTAATAAAATAAAGAATATGAAAGAAACAGTTTTGAAAAGAGAGTTTTCAAAGAAAGATGTGCAAAGAATGAGAAATATTATCACCAAAAAAATAGGTGATAAAACTCAAGTATTAGCTGGTTGGGAAAAAAAGACTCAAGATCATCAAGAGGGAGATATCTGGGAAGAAGATGGGCGCTCATGGACAATCTCTAATGGGTTAAAGCAAACAATTACAAAGCTTGATGGATTAAAGAGTCTGGCAATATTCCCTCTATGTTGTCCTAAGTGTCAAAAACCTATGAAAGCAGACGAATTGAACAAAAAAATGTACGGAATTCATAAAATATGCTTTGATTGTACCATAGACATGGAAGGAGAAATCAAAAGACAAGGAAAGTGGGAAGAGTATGTTAGTGAACAAAGAAACGCTAATAAAAATTCAGAATTAGATGATTTAGAAGTAGCTATTGAAGCTTGGTTAAATCAAAAAGATTCATTTGTATCAGAAGCAGGAGAGATAGAAAGTTGGTCACAAGGTAATAAAAGTAAAATATATGAAGAAGTTAAACAATGGATAGAAGAACAAAAGAAAGTAAAATTATAACATATTTATAAATAAATCTCAAGAGATGCCTTCAAAATCAAAAGCTCAACAACGCCTAATGGGAATGGTACATGCCGCACAAAAAGGTGAAAAACCCGCAAGTCCTAAAGTCGCAAAGTTAGCAAAATCAATGACAAAAACATCAGCAACAGACTTTGCTTCTACAAAGCATAAAGGTCTTCCAAATAAAAAGAAAAAACCTAAATATGAAAATCATATAGGAGAAATTCATGCTGTTGTTCATCCTCATGAAGGTTGTACGGTAGCAGGAATGATTAAAGAAATTGATCCTTTAAAAGGATTAGCTCCTCATTCTATAATGGCAGAAGAAGTGCATAGTTTACATCCTAGCAGAGAACACGCACTTAAAACGGCTACAAAACTTCATGGTGAACATCTTAAAAAATTAGAAGAGGTAGAAAAAAAGAAAGATCATGTTGCTAAAAAAATCACTCATACTATTGATTCTTTAGAAAAGAAAAGAAAAGATCATGTAGATTTAGCAAAAGAAGATCCTAAAAATGCTAGATCTCACAAAGAACATATTGCTCATTTAGCTCATCAAATAGATGATTTAATGGATAAACTTGAAAGAGTAGAAAGATCAAAAAAACATAAAAAAGAAGAAAAAAAGAAATAATGATTGAAACTAATCATTTTTGTCCTCAATGTTTATATGAATATATCAAAAAACATTGGAATTCTTTACAAGAAGCAAAGTATCATGGTAAAACTGTTACTTTAGGAAAACCATTTCTTACTCCTGATGGTCCTAAAAAAAGATCTGTCTATGTTAAAAATGCAAAAGGAAATGTGGTTAAAGTTAATTTTGGTCAAAAAGGTGTAGCAATAAAAAAACATTTACCGAAACATAGAAAATCTTATAGAGCACGTCACCACTGCGAAAATCCAGGGCCTAGAGATCGTGCTAATTATTGGAGCTGTAGAGCATGGTAATATCACAATATTTATATTAATAAAATAAACATGAAAACTAGTACTAAATTAAAATTAGCCCTCCTTAAAGAATTTGGTCATCAACCTGGTGAAATAGAAGATACTATTGTAGCTAAATTTCCTAAAAGAAAAGAAGATTCTGTTCATATTGGAATGAAAGATTATGATCCTCATAGAGAAGAACAAGAATACGGAATGTGCCAAGAATGTGGAGTTCCTGCAATGTATGAAGGAAAGTGTCAAGAGTGTGGATATATAGAAGAAGGTGAAGATACCGTTTTTATGGTTAAAAAAACATTAGAACATATTTTAGATAATGTAAATGAATTATTAGAAAAAGTTCATAGCGGGGAAGAAATCCCAGCATGGATAGTAGATCATATTACTAAATCTGGTACATTTTTAGATGAAGCCGCAGATGGATTTTATTTAGATAATAATGAGCCAGAAGAAGAACCTGAACATAATAATGATATGAGTTTAGATAATATTTTTGAAAATATTAAAAGAAAGAGAAAGAAAAAATTTAAAAACAGTTATACTAAAAATAAATAATTATGGTAGCAAATAGTAATTGCATTAATTTAATTAAGTCTTTTGAAGGTCTTTATTTAAATGCATATCATGATCTAATAGATCCTCCTGGAGTAGATACTATAGGATATGGTACTATACAATATCCTCCAACTTATTTAGGAGGTAAGTATGTAAAAGTAGGAGATCCTAAAATTACAGAAGATCAAGCAATTGAATTTCTTATGTGGGAAGTAAATGTAAAAACTTCTCATTTACCAAACATAGTTCATGCTAATTTAACTCCCAATCAATGGGGAGCTATAATTAGTTTTGAGTATAATTTAGGAGAAGGCGCTTTAGAAAGTTCAACTCTTTTAAAAGAAATTAATTCTAATCCAAATAATCCTGATATTAGAAATCAATTTTTAAGATGGGATAGAGCATCAGGTAAAGAAGTCCCAGGACTAGAAAGAAGAAGAATAGCAGAGGCTGATTTATATTTTACACAATAATTGTTAATTTAATACCATGATGATAGATAATAATAACATATTAAAAATATTATTGGAAGCAGACGCAGATCCAAATGATCCTGAAAAGCAACCAAATGAAAAACCTAAAAAACCTGAAGGATTTGAAGAGGATCCTATGGGATTTATTATACGTAAATATCATGGGTTAAGAGAGACATTAGTTGAATTAATGAGCAATGATTTTAAACAGTATTTGACAGCAATTTTTGTTATTGCTCCAAAACCAATTTATGAATTCGCACCAACACAACTCGACCCCAAAGGTGGGAGTATCATTACTCAGTATGACATGCACTACATCGAAGATGTGGGTCTTCCAAAATTCGACTTCCTTGGAATTCGGAACCTTGCGATTTTGGCTGATGCAGTCAAACTTGTAAAACAACTTCGTGGAATAGATTTGGATTTGGATAAAATTCCAATCGACGACAAACACACATTCGAAATGCTTGCTCGTGGAGAAACGATGGGGCTCTTTCAATTAAACGGAAGTGGAATGACTGCATACCTCAAACAACTTCAGCCAACGACAATTTTTGATATCAATGCGATGGTGGCGCTCTATCGTCCAGGACCGATGGAAATGATTCCCGAATACATCGCACGTAAACAAAATAATTCGCTCGTACGATATCTCGATCCGCGCATGGCCGACATTCTCGATCAATCATATGGAGTTATCACCTATCAAGACGACGTGATGATGATTGCGATTAAACTCGCCGGATATTCTTGGCTCGAAGCCGACAAATTGCGTAAAGCCATGGGTAAAAAAATTCCCGCAGAAATGGAAGCGCAAAAAGAAAAACTGCTCAAAGGTTTTCGTGAGCACGGACTCTCCGAGGAAAAAACTCAAGAACTTTGGAGTTTGATTGAACCATTTGCTGCATACGGATTTAACAAAGCTCACGCCGCAAGTTACGGAAGACTTTCGTACCAAACAGCGTACATGAAAGCTAATTTCCCCGTGGAATATATGTGTGCCATCCTCACCGCAGAATCAGGCGACACAGAAAAAATTGCTGAAATCATCGGTGAATGTAAAAAAATGGGAATTACTGTTATGCCACCAGAAATAAATGCGAGCTTCAAAGATTTCACCGTTGTCGATAACTCAAACGAGCCAGGCAAAGGTATCATTCGTTTCGGATTGCAAACAATAAAAAACTTGGGTTCAGATATTGCCGATGCAATAATTGCTGAAAGAAAGTTTCGTGGAAAGTTTGCATCAATTACAGATTTTCTAGATCGCGTTACTCACAAAAACCTAAACAAAAAATCCATGGAAGCTTTGACGAAATGTGGAGCGATGGATAATTTAGGCGAACGTGGATCACTCTTGAACAACATGGAAACAATGCTCGAGTACAACAAACAACGACAAAATATTGGAAATCAAGCATCACTCTTTGGTACTGATTCAAACGTTATGTCTCTCACACTTAGCAAATCTACCCC